AAGTGCATGGTGGCATCTTCACTTACCGACAGTTTGCCCGTCTCTGTTCGATGCGTGAGGGGAACCCCAGAATCAACCATCCATTTTGAAACCTGCTGCGGAGAATTCAAGTTCACATCAGGAGCATCTGGTTTATAGGCTTCCTCAAGCTCGAGAAGGTATGTGTGAAGATCAGCGTTGGCTTCCGTACTAAACTTAATGCCGTTGTATTCCATATCCCACACGGCTGAACAAAAGGCCATGATGAATTGGAAGTACGGCTCACAGGCACGGAGTTTCCATAGCTCGTATAAACCATACGTGTACCGACAATCTGCCGCACAGTAGGCCGCATACGACTCCCACGGTTCATTTATGTAATCAATATCCTGTCCATATGGCGGCGCATCAAAAAATTCTTGGGCAAGTGTTTCTAATCCTGTGGGCTGCTTTTCATTTACATAGTGGGAAAGGAGCATGGTATCGGCGATAAAGTATCCCTCGAATCCATACGCCTTCCGTAACCAGTTTCGTTCAAACTTCGCATTGTG